GCCCGCTGTCACGCTGTAAGCCGTGCCGGGTGTCAAGCTTGTGGCATCGCTCACCCAGGCCGTGCCGATGGTTCCAGATGCGCAGGCGGCTAATTGCGTACCGGCGTGACTATAAATCGTTGGCGGCTTCAAAATCCCTCCGCTGTCGGTGAGACTGCCATCGCTCGCGAACGTGGCATAGTCCCCCGTCGCGCCTGTCCCATCGCTCAACTGTACTTTAGTGCCAGCCGTACCATGATAGCCGGTGACTGTGTTGGGAATAACAACAGGACCAGTGTCTAAATTTGAAAGTGGAGCAATCGACAATGAACCAACCTGCATATCGATATGTCCACCGGTTGAATTACTTCCTACCGCAGCTAAGTGACTACCGCTTGCAGCCCATAATGCAACATCTCCATCGATTCCTTTTATTTCAAAAATACCAAAGTTAGTTAGTGATTCTAAACCATAACCGAGACCATTGTAATTGATAGGGTACAAACCAGTTGCGTTTGAGGGTGTTGAACCTAAAGTGAATAGAAGCGCTGAGCAAACAACGCTAGAAGGGCCACATCCTGTGCCACCCCAATAGGTAACATTATTGTTTACTACCACGCCTCCCGTATCATTGGTACCAAAATATACGTCTCCAGCATCATATCCCGGCTCAACATATCCACCATTGATAGTTCCGTTCACCGGTCCAGACACCAACTCTCCAAAATCCATTTCCTTTGTCGTCGAGCTCTCGCAGTCAATATAGTTAAAGTAAAATCCATTGGTATTATCAATAGCAATACAAGTGCCCAAACTGCCTGAGTGAAAATAGTCAAAAATGATTGCGTTAGCCCCATTAATATAAATACCATTGGAAGCTATGATTGTACCAAAATGGTCGTAGTAACCAGGGTTAACCACAAGGGAATGAGTACCTCCTCCACTTGCCTGAAAACCTTGCTGCAATCCTACAAAATTCTGATGCAAGGTAAAGGTTGCCGCTGTGGCTCCGGCGTCAGAAGTGTCGTTATTTGTAACGCTTACGCCATCAACAGTAACATTCCCAGCGGTCCCATCTAAAACCGGGCCGTTCAAATTGCCGACAATCGAGGCGGTGTAGATCGAAGTTCCGGTTAATTTTGCATAGGAAGCAAGGACCAAATTTTTACCACTCGCAAACGTCAAAGTTCCATTAAGGTGCAAAGTAATGTATGTGGGAACGGTGATGTTATTTGCGCTAGTCATGGAAGTTCCAAGGGCATCAGTGCTGACAATAGCACCAAAACCAGCCCCGCTAAGGCATGTTTGTATCTTGGCGCCAGCATCGGCCCCAGAACAACCGGAAGCGTCAAGCGTGTAAACATCACCAGCAAGCGCGCCATTATTGTTGAATTGCCGCGCTCCGGTCGTGCCACCCGGAGTGCTGCCGAAGCCGCAAGTGCCTATTGATCCGTCCGTTTTGAAGCAATCGGAAGAACTTCCGCCCGATGGCGTTTGCACGCTAGGAGTAGAAATCGGCCCCATCTTCGTAGGCGCCTGAGACCACGCGCAAGCGCACCCCAAAATCATCGCTGTCAAAATCGCAATCCGCTTCACAAATCCTCCTAAGACCACATCATCGGACCAACCGCGTCCAGGCTTCCATCCACATCAACGACGAATAATTGCAGCGAAACGCTGCTCGCCGCCGAATTGATAACTCCACCGTTCCGCACATTCGCGGGCCACGCAAATGTCCATCCGCCCGTACTGTCCTGAACAACCCTAAACGCGATCAGCGAAGGCCCAAGGTTGCCATTGATGAACGTGGGTGCAGTCACATTCGCGCTGATGGTGATCTTGAATTCAAGGCCCTTAGACGCATCAAAGATCGGATTGCTCAGAAAGGGAACTTCCACCACACCTGAAGGAATCACGCCGGAGATTGACCCAGCCGTGAGGACGCCCGTGATCGAAACATTCCCTACAACTTGCAGCCCGGCAATCGGAGCGCCGCCTGTGAGAAACTGATTCAGGAGCGCCCAGCCCGCATTGGTGGGATTGCCCCAATTGTTCGATCCGATGATCGGTTGCGGAAAACCTAAACTCGTAAATGGCATTGTCTACCTCATCAGTTTCCGATTGCAACCCAGAATGCTGTTGTTCCGCTACCGTTTGATCCAATATTGAACGTCGAAGGCGATGTAACGACCGCCTGGATGGTTCTTATGTTTGACCCAACATTATTGTTCATCGTCGCCATAACACCGAAGCATTGCGTAGGGAATCCCGATCCATTGAAAGCAACTCCAAGCGCTGGACCAGCACCAATATCGGGAGCAGACGATACGCCCCACTGGACCATCAACCCGCTCATCCACGTCGGCAGTTGGATGTACCCGTTTGCCGCCAACAAGACAGCGAAGCCGAACTTACACCACGCCGTAGTGGCAGCGTTCGTGCTGCTGTCAGAAGATGAAACAGTCGGAGCCTTGAGCGATACATTCGCAGTAGCGGCTCCAAAGAACACGCCATTGTTTGAAATCATTGGAGAAACCGCGCGCAAGTTCCCCGACAGGTCGGCGCGGAACAGCATCACGCTTACTGCATTCGGCGCGGGATCGGGCTGGATCGTCCCTACCATCGAGGCCGGCCATGCTACCGTTCTCCCTCCCGCTGAATCCTGTGAGAAGTAGAATGCAACCAATTTACCAATCGATACTCCTGTGATCGCGCTTGACGTAATGTTTCCCGTCAGTGCCATCTGGAAACCGTTGGTCGATGTCGCGTTGAATGTCGGCGTAGGGGAATAGGCCACACCCACCAGATTGGTGCCAAGATCGGATTCAGTGAGGATGTTCGACAGCACCGCTGCGAGCGCTGACTGACTAGCGTCGTTGAGTGAGTAGGCCCCCGGCTTTGCAGCCATCATCTGGCCGAAGGCGGCACAGAAAATAGAGGCCTGATATTGTACCTTGTTCAAGAGCGCCGATGGCACGATGTTATCGACGCCATATCCACCAGAGCGTTGCGAGTCGGCAAGGTAGTCAGCATCGCTCTCTTGGTTTGTTGCGGTCGGGTTGAAAGGTAAGAAGTTTGAGCTGCCCATATGTCTCCTATGCTAAGTGGCCAAGGTCAACGCCCGCGATGAAAGAATTCGACTCGTCCGTACCGAAGATTGGCAAGCCGCCAAATATGTAGTTGTACAAAACTCCTTCGGGGCGCGGAACGATGTATCCATGCACAACCAAATCCAGAATGATCGAAGTGAATGTGCCTGTTAAAACAATATCGCAGCTCATATTTTGCAGATCCACAATCGTGAGCGAGCCTCCTGGAAATAGCGCCGCCCATATTGGATAGAGCGCGCTTTCCGTTCCATCCCACTGATTATTCGCAATCGTCGCCTTGATGAGAATTCGGTAAGTATCGTCATCCAAGATTGGGCTCACGCTGTCGGAAGGCTGGAATCCTACCGTGCGACTAATTCCGGCAATCACGCCCAAAACATCCAATTGAACTCCGGCAGCGCTGTCTAAATCGTAAAACTCTGTCATCTGCGCGACCATGTTGGAATTGTCGTTCAGTGGCGTCAATAGTTCTGCAAGCCATGCGTTGAGGTTGGGCGCAAGGCGATATTCGGATGTGAGCAGGTTTAGGTAATAGGACAGCGAAAGCGGGGGAATGGGACCGCCGTCAGCAATCCCATACTTCCCCGATCCGTACCCGCTTTGGCTATAGAGTGGCAATCAAGCCTCCGTCACTAATACGTTGCCACTGATACCCTGCGCGACATCGTAGTAATTTAGGCTAATGTCGGCCGTTCCCGAAGGCGAAGCTGTCGTGCCTGTAAACAGGGAAGTAACCGAGAATTGAGGCGTGAGCAGACTGGGCATAACGGATTGCGCCACTGAGTAGAAGGATGAGAACGTAACTTCTTCGCCGATCTGAAGACTGTTTAGGTAGGTCACAATCGCGTTCTGGACAGCCGCAAGCGAGGCGCTGGTGTATCCGCTCAGGCCGTGGAGAACCATCGTCACATAGATGGGCACATAGGTTGGGCGCTGGAATCCAATCGTCGTGATCGTCCCCGTACTAGGGTCGGTTACGGGGATGCTCCTGGACCCCGATGTTGAATCGGGATTGGTGTAGACGCCAAGGCCTCGCTTCTGGTAGATCGCCGTTGCTACTGCCAGATCGGTACCGCCTTCCACAATCATGCTGATCGAATGCGGCGGATTCCCCCAAAAGTCGATGGAGCCAGTTGGATTCTCGATTGAGCTTCCCGGCCCGCTGTCGGCTGTCGGCGTGCCTGTAGCGTACCGCGTGACCCCTGGAACCGCTGCGATGGCCGCTATGGTGGCCTGGAGGCGCGTCAGGGAAGGCGCGGCCACAGATAATCCCTGTCGTGCCCTTAACTGCGAATCAGCCTCTGTGGGCTGTCCTGGCGATGCGGGAGAGGGATTTGTTGCCCCGGTCCAGCCCGCCGTAGCGCCTTGCGATATTGTGTTGATGCTTCCTGCCGCTGCCTGCACCGAGCCCGCTGTGAGGCACGTAACGGCCACGATAACGGTTCCACCGCTCGGAATGGTGACTGTAACCGGAAGCGCCCATATATTTCCCTGTGTATCCGTCACCTGGCCGTTATTGATGATCGTGTATGGAACGCCTGTGATTGTCTCTGGCGCCGTCGAATAGGATGCCTGCTTGCGGGCTAGACCGTTCATCTTCACGATGCTATCGAGATCGGAACCCACGGAGGTAAGAGGCGAACGCGCATTGTAGGCAAGCTGGCTGGCAAGGTTGCAGTCATAGCACTTGAGGGCAAAGATACTTATTTCCTGGTACTTAGCCGTATCTGTCCCCAGATAAACAACTTGCGGGTAGATCGCCTGATAGCCGCTGATCAGGTCATTCAGAATGTCGGCATAGCTCGGAAGAACCAAGCCTGCGGCGGGGTCGATATAGGGCGGGGCGTAAGCCATCAGAAAGTCACCTGCGCGCTCGATCCGGGCGCATTCGTTACGATGATTGTACCGAATGCTGTGCTCACGGTAGCTTGGAACGTCGAAGCTAGCGTTGCCGTGTTGTGAATGAAGCTAAAATCCACGATCTGAATTACATAAGGACACGAAAGAATCGTCTGCTGAATGATGAGCATGACGCCCGCTTGGTTAGTCGGCGAACCGGAAGATCCGATCAGAGACTGAAAGAGCGGGAAGCCAATAGTCATATTCTCCCACCACTCACCCAGCAGAAGCCGGAGGGTCGTATAGATGATCTGCGCCACTGCGTCAATGTCCGTTAGGAAAACAGGGCCATTCGGTCCCTCGATTGGATCATTCGTCACGGGGTCGTTCTGTTGAACCATTATCGTCGGTACGCTGCTCATTGCGATCCTTTCTCGCCGCCCTAAATCCCCGCGTCACTGCACGTTCAGGCTCAGGCTCAGTAGTTGAAGGCTATCAAAACACCCGCCCCGTATGTATTGTCATTGATCCAAACATCGGCGTAGAAAGTTGCCGCTC